GGCCTGATATCCACCGACACCGCAAAGAAATCATCTAAAGTCAAATCAGAACCCAAGGAGCAATAGACATGGCTATCAGCAGCACTTACCTTTCTAACCCAAGCATCACGATCAACTCGGTGGACTTGTCCGATCAGTGCACAAGCGCGGTCATCAACTATGTGTCGGAACAACTTGAAAATACGACATTCTCAAATACATCAAGGTCGTTCACATCGGGTCTGTACTCGAATACCGTCACCGTAACTCTTTATCAGAGCTACGCAGCAAGCGAGACTGAAGCCAGCATTTACAGCCTTGTGGGCACAACCACGACGCTTGTCTTAAAGCCAAGTTCATCGGCTGTCGGTGCTGCGAACCCTTCGTACACTTTGACGGGCGCGTTCTTGTCGGCACATACACCGATCAACGCTTCGCTCGGCGAACTGTCCACAATTGACCTGACATTTAGCGGTGGCGTTTTAACTAAAGCCGTCGCATGATCTCGCGGCATCAGCCGCTGAGAATTACAAGTAGCAAGACCGCACAAGCGGAGCCTTGCCCGACAAAGGAGAAACTATGAAAGTCAAACTATCTATTGACCTTGGCGACGGTAAGCCAGCGCGTGAGATGACCACCAACATGCTTGCGATCGTTGACTGGGAACGAACAGAGAACCGTCGGTCAGCAGACGGCAAAGGCATCGGCTTCAGCGATATGTGCTGCTGGGCTTTTACTCTTTGCAAACTTGCTGGAGACAAAGTGCCAGCAAACTGGCGAGAGTGGGTTGCCGAGAACCCTGACATGACCATTACACCTATCAACGAGGTAGCAGACGAGACCCCTTTCATCGAGGGACTTGGCGGCGAAGCCTCTGCGAAGTCCTAGCGTTAACAGGCTTCTGGCCAAAGGAGATTGAGTTCACTATGCGAGACCTGAACACCGTCACCTATGTGCTTGAGCAGATGCACCGTAAGAAGTAACCATGGCTGCGTCAGTTACTGTCGATGTCACTGTCCTAGGGATCAAGGACGCGCTGAAACAGATCAACAGCATTGACCCGAAGCTGCGCCGAGCGATCACCAAAGAATACAAAAGTATTGTTGCTCCAATCGTCAAGTCTGCACAGGACGCATACCCGGAACTGCCGCCAATGTCGGGATGGTCTCGAGCCTATAAATCGTTAGGTGCTTGGGATGCTGGCAAAGTCAAAAAGGGTGTACAAGCAAAAGTCAACACTCGTAAAGCGCGAAATCGTAACCTTGCCAAAGGTGCAGACTACGAAACCATAGGCACATTCATTGTGTACCAAAAAACAGGCTGGGGCTCGATCTTTGATATGGCTGGCAGGAAAACATCGTCGCCAATGGTCGAAGTGCTTAATGCTCGATTTGGTAACGCTTCGCGATCTATGTGGCCTGCCTATGAGCAAAACAAAGAACAGGTTGATCGAGAGATGGCAGGGCTCGTCAAGCAAGTTATGAACGAAGTGGATCGGTATCTGTAATGGCAATCAACATCCCCATCATCAGCGACTTTGACGCTAAGGGCGTTAACCGCGCCATCAAAGAGTTCCAGCAACTTGACGGCGTAGGAGAAAAAACAGGCTTTGCATTAAAGAAAGCTTTTGTGCCAGCGACCATTGCCCTCGGTGCTTTGACGGCTGGGATCGGAATGGCAACCAAAGCAGCAATGGAAGACGAAGCCGCGCAGCTTGAGTTGGCTCGCCAGTTACGCACAACGACACAAGCAACCGACGCACAAATTAAAGCCGTTGAGCAGTCCATTAGCGCGTTTAGTAAGCAGACCGCAATGGCTGACGATCAGCTGCGCCCGGCGTTAGCAAACCTTGTGCGCGCTACAGGCTCGCTTGAGTTGTCACAGAAAGCAATGTCTGTTACAGCTGACCTTGCAACAGCCAAAAACATTGACATGGAGACCGCCAGCGTCGCGGTCGCTAAAGCTTTGACAGGCCAGACTGCTGCACTTATCAAATTAGACCCTTCTTTAAAGGATGTCATTGACAAATCGTCGAGCGCTGACCAAATTATGCAGGCGCTTAACGGTTCGGTCGGCGGTGCTGCTGAAACCTTTGCCAATAGTGCTGAAGGCGGCATTAAAAACTTTGGCATTCAATTAGATGAAGTAAAGGAAGGCATTGGCGCAGCTTTTATTCCTGTTCTTGAAAAACTGCTGCCTTATCTTCTTGACCTGACAACTTTTTTGCAAGACAACACCGATGTCGTGCTTATTGTGACAGGGGCGATTGCAGCATTATCAGCAGCCATCGTGACTGCCAACATCGCTATGAAGGCTTACGCGTCTACCGTCAAATTAGTTGAGGTTGCTAATACTTTTCTTGCTAATTCTTTTACGAGTTTGCAAACTTCAGCAGGATTTCTTGCAAGTGCTATAGGCGTTGTGTCACTTACTTTGACTGTTTTATACGAGTTGTATCGTGAAGGCCCGCGAGCTATTGCAGAGTTTATGTTGCCGTTTAAGCAGTTTGGTGTTGGTATTTACAACGCAGTTAAAGTTGTTGCTAACGGCATAAATCAAATAATTAACTCTGCAATTATTGGATTAAACAAACTAATAGATGGCATGAACAGCTTGCCATTTATAGACATTGGCTATATAGATTTATTGCCAGAACTAAGTTACACACCGCTGCCGGGATTAGACATGCCAGCATCAGTAGGATCAGGCTTTGCTCGTGAAGGCGGCACAGGGTCCATTAACTCAAGCCCGTTAACAATGATTGCGTCAGCTTTAGTTGATGCACCAGCAGGAGCTGGCGGTAGCGGCAGTGGCGGCAGTAAGTCCTCAAGCGTCCTAGACCTAAGCAAGAACTATGCAGGCAACATGGGCGGCAACTACGGCATCACAGGCAACGCCGCAGACTTCTCCAGCCTCTTCGATCAGTTCATGGTCGAGCGCGGCACACCGATCACAGTCAATGTCAACGGCGGTCTAGCGACATCAGCAGACATCGGTCGGGCTGTAGTGAACAGCATTAAAGCCATGAACCGAGTGGACGGCCCAGCACAAATACAGGTCGCCTGATGGCTACGACGATCGTTCAGTCAGGGTCTTACGATCTTAGGATCGCTACAGGCTTCCTTGTGGATGCTTTTACGCTTGACGACCCAATAAAGGGCTTGCTGGACTCGACTGAATATGTGCTGGACGGCACGACAGAGTTTGCATCCGTGATCGACGGAGCTACAGGCATCAGCGTGTTCCGTGGACGCAGAGACATCGGCGACCAGTTCACTGCTGGCACAATGAGTTTTGATCTAAACGACACTTTTACGGGCGGCATTTTCAATCCCTTCGATACTTTGTCGCCCTATTTCAACACCGATGACGCTGTGCCGGGTCTAGCCCCTATGCGCAAGGTCGTGCTTAGTCGTGAAGGCGAAGAACTGTTTAACGGCTACATCGTTGACTACTCGTACAACTTTAATCTTGGCGGCCTTGACACAGTTTCTGTCGCTTGCGCCGATGACTTTTATCTGCTCAGCCAGACTTACCTAAACGAGTTTAATGTGACTGAGCAACTTGCCAGCGCTCGACTTGTTGCGCTACTTGCTCTGCCTGAAGTTAATGCGTTCCAGCTGCCGGGTGAACAGAACATTGAAACCTCAACGATCACCCTTGGCGGTGCAGCTGCATACACCGTCCCGAACGGCACATCGGTCGCTGCCTACACAGCCAAGATCAACGAGTCTGTGCAAGGGCGCATCTTCATCTCTCGCGATGGCGTGTTTACATTCCAAGACCGCATCGGTAACACGCTCTCAGCATCATCAGCAGATTTCCACGATGACGGAACAGCGATCCCTTACGACAATGTGGGCATCTCGTTCGAGGCCAATCAAGTCATTAACAGAGCATCGGTGCAGCACGCTGGGGCATCAACCCCAGAGATTGCCGATGACTTGACTTCGCAGGCCACCTATTTTATTCAGACCACAGCCATATCGGACGCGCTAGTTCACAACGACACAGCAGCCCTTGACCTTGCCAACTATCTGCTCGTAGGCCAGCCAGAGGCGCGTTACACCAATGTGTCAACCCTGTTTGCATCCCTCACCGATGCCCAGCGCGACACCGTGGCAGTCCTCGAGATCGGCAACACAATCACCATTGAGAAGTCATTTACTAGCGGGGTCACGATCACATCGTTGGCGCAAGAGCTAGCCATTGAGGGCATCCAGCATGAGATCGACCTCTCAACAGGCCATCGCATAACCCTGTTCACTAGCCCTACAACGCTGGTGTTTGAGCTCATATTGAACGATGCCGTGTATGGCACAATCGACACAGAAAATGTCTTAGGATAAGGAGCATTATGGGAGCAAACGCAGTTACTACAGTCCCCGTTTATACGGCAGGCGAAGTCCTGACAGCGGCAGACCTCAACATCACAAACT